GCTGCAGACGACGAGAGCGGCCGGATACTGCATTTCAATCTGAAAGGAGAGATTCAATCATGGCAGTAACCATACAGTCGGAGCGGCCGGGTATATACACGGATTATCAGATCTCCGGCGTGCTCAGCGCCGGGCGAAGCGCGGTCAAGACCGTTGCGGTGGCGGCAAAGGCTAAAACGGGCCAGATGGGGACGGCGTATACCGTGACCTCACACGCCGCAGCGGAGACGGCCTTTGGCAAGTGTAATCTGACGGAGCTGATCCGGACGCTGCTCGTCAACGGCGCCTCTGCCATTGTGGCGGTGCCTGTCAGCGAGACGGGGCCGGATTACGAGGCAGCCTTTGCCCGGATCGCCGAGCTGCCCCAGGTGCGGGTGGTGGTGTGCGACAGCATGGACGGCGCGGTCCTTGGCAAGCTCGCACAGAGCATTGCCGCTGTCAACGACAAATACCGCTACCGGATCGCCGTGGCGGAGGCGGACGGAACGCCGGAGCAGGTGATCGCGGCGGCAGATGCGATCAACTCCGAGCGCGTGCTGCTCACGGCGCACACCCAGGATTCCGTTGACGGCCAGACGGCTGCCGCCATTGCCGGGGTTATCGCGGCCCAGACGGATCCCGCGATCCCGCTCAACGGCGCCCAGCTGTTCCAGGTCTCCGGCACCGGCAGGATCTACACCGATACAGAGATCACCGCTCTGGTTCAGGGCGGGGTGACCCCGGTAGAGAGCGCCGGCGGCGTGATGGAGATCGTCAGGGGCGTCAGTACCCGGACCAAAACCGCAGGTGTCAGCGACAGCACCTGGCGGGAGATCAACACGGTGCTGGTGGCGGACGACGTCATGCTGGCGGTCCGGGAGGGCGTAAAGAGCCTGTTTTACCGGGCGAAGAACAACCTCCAGACCCGGCAGGCCATCCGAACCCAGGTGATCGTGGAGCTGGAGGACAAGCTCACTCAGCAGATCATCGACGGCTATGAAAACGTGACGGTTTCCGTCAATGCTGACGATCCCACAGCCTGCGACGTGGCCTTTGCCTTTACCGTGACCCACGGCCTGAACCGGATCAATATCTCGGCGTTTATCACCGTTTAAGGAGGCATGGAAATGGCAATCAACAATTTTCCCACCAGCAGCGATATTTACCTGGAGGCCAAGGGCAAACGCATCGCCGTGGTGCAGAGCTACAAGGCCCGTGCCGTCAGCAGCAGTACGGCTGTGGAGGCCTTTGGTGAGCGGGAGCCCGTGGCCACCATTGAGGGGCCGCGCTCCTACGTCATCGAACTGACCCGGCTGTACGCTACGGACAGCGCCATCACGGACGGTCTGGATTTCTATGACCTGACGGATTTCTCCCTGGTGATCGTCAAACCCAACAGGCGCACCGTGTACACGGGCTGTCGCTGGGCGGGCATTGAGGAGACCGGAGAGCTGGGCAAGACCATCCGGGAGAAGGTCACGGTGGTGGCGGCCAGACGCGTGGAGACCCAGTGATGCGTCGGCAGGACACGACCTATATGTTTCTGGGCGGGCAGGAGTACGCGCTGCTGCCCGTCACAGCCATGGAGCTTGTCCGGGCGGGCGCGGAGACCGGGGCGCTGCTGGCGGGGGATGCCCCGGAGCGGACGGGTGACCGGGAGCTGATCTTCAGCGCGGCCATTGTGGCCGCCGGCGCCCATCTGGACGGCCGCCGCGCTTTTTCCGGTCCGGAGGAAGTGCTGGAGACGCTGACGGCGGAGGAGATCCTCTCCGCCGCCGGCGAGTACGGCTATGACGGCAGCGGAAGCGAAAAAGAGGAAACTACGGCGGACGCTGCGGAGACGGCAAATCTGCCGGATAAAAATACCCCCGCCCCCGAAGGACCGGAGCAGCCGTGGACAGAGCAGTCGGCAGACACCTCCCGGCTGACGCCGGAAACCATGGCCGACCCGGAACAAGTGGAGAGGCAGGACGGACGGTACGACACAGGCTTACAGGGGGGGCGCTGGCCGGAATCTGCCCGTGACGGCTTTTCGGAGGACCGGGAGGGATCCCCGTACCGCCCTGTCACGGTCGATACGACCATACCCGTCGAAACAGTCCGGCGGGAGGACCGGCGGGGAGAGCTTCCGGCAGAGGAACTGTCCGGCTTTTTTGAGCGGGACAGCAGACGATACGACGGCACGATTGCCGCTTTGTAAGGAGGGGAAAGGATGAATCTGACCGCAATGCGGTACAAGACCTATGTATGGCCCCACAATCCCAGAGTTTACGTCACCCGGTGGCGGCGGACGGTGGCGGCCAGCAAAGTGCCCTTCGGCGTCAGCGCCCTGACGGATCTGGGGCAGGACTGCCGGGTGTTTTCCGGCGAGGGTGAGTTCGTGGGAAAAAACGCCTACAGCGAGTTTAAGAAGCTGGTGAAGGTGTTTGAAAGCCAGGGACCGGGGATCCTGATCCATCCCGTGTGGCAGAGCGCCAGCGCCTATTTTGTCGGTCTGACGCTCCGCCAGGAGCCCCGGGCCGATTACGTGGCCTACAGCTTTGAGTTCTGGGAGTACACCGACGGCTACGGCGGCGCTCTGGTAAAGGTAAAGAGCGCCCAGACCGCCGGCGCTTCCGGCGCGGCGGCCGGGACCCGGAAGACCCACACCGTAGTCTCCGGTGACACCCTGTGGGGGATCGCCTCCCGGTACAATCTGACGCTCAACGCCCTGCTGGCCCTGAATCCCCAGATCCAAAACCCCAATCTGATCTATCCCGGTCAGACCATTACCGTGCAGTGAGGAGGCGGTGCCATGACAGGATATATCCTTGACGCATCGGGAAACGAATACCGGCTGCCCACGCTGCTGTCCTGGAGCGTGGAGCACACGGACGGCAGGGCAGCGGACAGCTTTTCCGTGTCATTTCTCTTTTCCCCGGGGATGGAGCCGACGCTTCATCAGGCCTGCCGCTTCCGGGCCGATCACGGGGGTACCGTGTTCTACGGGGTGATCGACGAATATACCGTGGAGATCAGCGGCGCCGGTATGACGGCGGAGCTGTTCGGCAGGGGAATGGGCGCCCTGCTGCTGGATAATCAGTGTGAGGCGACCGCCTACGTCAGCTGCAGTCTGGAGGATCTGCTGCGCAGGTTTGTGACCCCACTGGGAATCAAAGCGGCCCGGTGTGACGTCATGCCCCGGCTGAGCGGGTTTGCCATAGCCTCGGGCAGCAGCGTCTACGGGGCGCTGACGGATTTCTGCGGCAGAGCGGCGGGGATCCGGCCCCGGTTTGACCGGGCGGGAGGGCTCCTGCTGACAAAGCAGACGGGGCAGACCTTTCGCCTTTCCGGGGAGAAGGCCTCCTGCCTGCGCCTGACAGACAAGCGCTACGGGGTGATCAGCTCTGTGACGGTCAAGACGGTGGATGGGGCCCGCAGCACCGTGAAAAACAGCGAGCTTCTGACAAGAGGCGGCAGCTGCGCCCGGGTGGTAAATGTGCCCCGTACCACGGGATGTGAGACCATGACCTATACGGGGAAGTATCAGATCGACAAGTCCCGGGAGGGGAGCTTTGTGATCGAGGTCACCCTGGCGGAGTTGTTCGCCGCCTTTGCCGGTGATGTGGTGCAGGCGGACCTGCAGCGCCTTGGCGTCAGCGGAACGTTTCGCGTCATCCGCAGCAGGTCCTGGGCAAACGGCCAAACGGCGGGGACCCGCCTGTGGCTGGAACGAGCGGAGGTGTAACGTATGTGGCTTTCGGAGAAAAACGGAAAGGAACAGCCCGGCCCGGCGCTCTGGGGGACGGTGTCTATCGGCGGGGCGGAGACCGCCGTCTGCGCCGAGGCGGAGTACCGGGGTGTGCGGGCGATCTGTCCCGGCGGCTTCGTCTGGATCCCGGCACAGGGGCGACAGGTCCTTGCCCTTCGGGACGGGGCGGGACAGCCCGTGATGCTGGGCGTCCTATGCCCGCCTGAGAAGGATATGCTGCCGGGAGAGGTGCGCCTGTATACCGGCGGGGCCAGCATCACACTGAAAAATGACGGCCGGATCCTGCTTGCGGGCAGGGTGGCCGTGGAGGGAGGCTTGACGGTAAATGGAACTGAAATTGGTTAACGGCGACTACGTTCCGGACGGAACGGGGGGCTTTGTCGCGGTGGACGGGCCCGAGGAGGTGCTCAACCGGGTGCTGTTCAAGCTGGCGGCCAGGCGGGGCCGGTTCGAGCCGCTCCCCGCCGTGGGGAGCAGGCTGTACACCCTGCCGGCGTGTAAAGACGCCGTGCTCCTGCCCATGGCCAGGCAGTTTGTGCTGGAGGCCGTAAGCGGAGAAGCCGGGCTGACGCTGGAGGATCTGACGCTGGAGAGGACGGATCGGGAGAGTCTGGCCATCCGCTGCCGGTTTGCCTACAGCGGGCAGCCCATGGAAACGGTCACGGAGGTGGAAGTATGATTACAACGGAAGAAATTTACGAACAGATGTGCCGGGATTTTGCGGACAGCACCGGGATCACGATCAACGACGACAGTGAGATGGCCGTGCGGATGCAGGCGGCGGCCTATCAGATCCACTCCCTGTACGCCTACAGCGACTGGGCTCTGCGCCAGTGCTTTCCCCAGACGGCCCAGGATGAGCAGCTGGACCGGCTTGCGCAGGTGTGGGGCATCAGCCGGAAGGGGGCGGAGAAGGCAATCGGCACGGTCCGCTTTACTCTGACCGACACAGCCGCCGCGGCGGTTCTCGTACCGGCGGGGACGGTGTGCGCCAGCCTGTCCGGTGAGGAGTTTATCACCCTTGCCGACGGCGTGATCGCACCCGGAGAGCGCTTTGCAGACGTAGCGGCGGAGGCCATGGAACCCGGCAGTGCCGGAAACGCGGCGGAAAACACCGTGGTTCTGCTCACAGATGCCCCCGTGGGCGTCAGTGGCTGTACCAATCCCCAACGCTTCACGGGGGGCACCGACGGGGAGACGGACGATGCCCTGCGGGCGCGGGTCCTGGCGCTGTCCACCGGCATGTTCAACAGCGCCAACGCCGCCTTTTATGAGGCGCTGACGCTGGATACGGACGGGGTCGGCGCCGTGTCCGTGCTGCCGAAAAACAGGGGAGCCGGGACGGTGGACGTGGTGATCGCTTCCAACATCGGCATGCCCGGCAGTGAACTGCTGGCGCAGGTGCAGGCAAAGCTCGACGAGGCCCGGGAGCTTTGCGCCGATGTGCAGGTGATCGCCCCGAGACCCGTTCCCGTTACGGTCCGGGCTCGGGTGGCGGTGAAAACCGGCTGGTCCGAGACGGAGGTGCTGCGCAACGTGGAGGATCTGCTCTATGACAGCTTCAGCGGCAGACGCCTGGGCAGGGATCTGATCCGGGCAGAGCTGATCGCGGCGATCTTCGCTGTGGACGGTGTGAAGAACGTGGAACTGGAATCGCCCCAGGCCGACATTCAGGTGGAAAAGGACGTGCTGCTCCGGCTGTCATCCATCCACGTGAGCGGGTGGAACGCATGACGGGGTATTTCGACTATCTCAAAAGTATGCTCCAGCCCCTGCGGGTGTACCGGTTTGACGGCACCTATGTGGGCGTGGAGCTGCAGAGCCTGGCAAATGCCCTGGACGGCGCCGCGGAAACGATCCGGCAGCGCCAGGAGAACGTGACCGATCCGGGCACCGGCGGAGAGGCGCTGGACGGTTACCGGCAGATGATGCCGCTGCTGGACGGCGACGCATCGGAGCAGCAGCGCCGGCGCTTTATCCGGGCCGTTTTGCAAATGCCCGGAAAGGTCCTGTCAAAGAGGGTCATCAACGACCTGCTGGGAGAGCTTGGCGTTAACGCCGTCGTCCGGGAGGGGAGCGAGCCCTTTACGGCGGAGGTGGTGCTGGGCGAAAACGAGGATACCGACCGGGCAAAGCAGATCCTGGAGACGGTCCTGCCCTGCCACCTGAACGTGGTATATGTAAGTGAATAGTCCCGCGGCAACCCGCAGAGACAAACGTAAAAAAAGCAGTACCCATGCACATGGGTACTGCTTTTTTCATGTATTGCAGATTGCGGGAGAGTGCGCTTTCCGCGCTTTACTCCAGCTCAAAGGCGCCGGTGTAGAGCTGATAGTATTTGCCCTTTTCGGCGATGAGCTGTTCGTGGTTTCCCCGCTCGATGATCCGGCCGTGATCCAGCACGAGGATCACGTCGGCGTTCTGGACGGTGGACAGGCGGTGGGCGATGACAAACACCGTCCGGCCGGACATCAGGGCGTCCATGCCCTGTTGGACCAGAGCCTCCGTTCTCGTG